CAATGCGGCGAATGACCTGAATCGTATCACTTGCTAGGACACGTTTCAATGAAATCATGTCCGAGAACGTGTCCGAAAACTCTTGGGAAGAATCCACAGGAGTTGGAGCAGCATTTTCATTATCCCATTCCTGGGGTCGCCCAATGAACACGTACAGTCGATCTCTCGACGTACCTGCCACCAAGTCGGACTGCGTAGGATCTGCACCCTCCAAAGATTTGATAAATCTTTTCGCAGTAAAAATTCTAAATTGATCGGTTAGAAGTGCCATCTTTAAGCAGTTACCTTCCTTTTATTTATGGGACTTATTCTGGTTCAATTCTGACCAGATTTGTATACTCTTGACTTACAAATACACCAGTAGCACCACTACTACCACCACTAATCGTATCCGATGTTGTGAATTTGTAGGTATTGCCATTGTTGACAATAGATTCCACGGTTAAGTATCTATAACCAAATGCATCAGCAGTGCTAATGTAGGACACAACAGTTGCTGTAATTCCTGTAACACTACTAGTGACAGTTTCACCAGTAGTAAACAGAGCACTATTAACATCTTTCAATTTGATAATAGTATTAGAGACATGCTCAATACCATCACCAAGAGCACCAGCAGTTGATATGGTTGATGTTAAAGGAACAATACTGGAATCATATATCTGATCCCCTTGCTGGAACAGGGTTGTGTTCTGTCCACCAACAGTTTCTTCAATACCATACAATGATGGTGCAATACCACCATCTAGACTAATAGCATTTTCATAATCAGTATCAGTATTTACCAAATCGATGATGCCATCACCAGCACCATCAAGTTCATCATTATCTTCAAATACATATCCTTCCAGAGTTGCGATTGGATCTGTAAATGTTACGATAGAACCCTCATCATCTTCTACAAGAACATGTGGTTCAACGCCAGTACCTGATGATGCTGCTGTTCCAGCAATAAACTGAATAACAGCAGTATTTTCATTAGACCTACCACCGTCAATAAACGCAAGTTCATCAACCTCGAAAGTTAGGAATAATTCTCTTGTCTCAGGTTTCCAATCATATACAATAGCAACTTTATTTGTTTTATCTTCTTCTACTCTTCTAAGTCTATCAGAAACAGTGAAGTTATATCCAGAGATACCTGTGTTTGGATCAGTTGCTAGATTATCTAGAATCACACGCTGGTCATAACGGAAATTGATACCTCTATCACAACCAGTAAAGGAGATCGCTGTCTTTCCTGTATATCTGACAATTTCCCTACCAATCTGGAACTTACCAGAACCAGGGAATGCATTAGTAGTCTCTACATATATTGCACTATCGCTAGCAGACGTATCTCTAATCAACGCTGTCATGTTATAGAAGTCTGATACCAAAGACGTTCTATTTCTTTGCCTTTTAATTAAGTTGGTATTGCGAGTAAAGATGACACTTGGTGGACTTGTATAACCACCACCAGGATTTAATAGTTGAATATTAGAGATTGCACCTAAATTAATATCTGCTTCTGCTGTGGCACCAGATCCACCACCACCAATCAATTGAAGGATAGGTGGAGTCTCAAAGAACTCACCTGGTGATGTTATATTAATACTTTCAACAACACCAAACTGATTGACTTCTGCAACACCACGAGCACCACTACCACCACCACCAGAAATCACAATAGTAATATCTTGTGCTGTATAGTTTCTACCATTATTTTCAACTGACAAACCAGTCACACCACCAGTTACTGGGACTAGTTCTGCACCAGATCCACCACCACCTCTGAGATATGCTTCTGCTGAAAAATATCCATCACCAGGTTGATTTACTTGTAAGAAGTTTACAGAACCATCTTCATTCAAATAAATGTTTGCATCTGCCTGAGTAACGCCAGAATCTGTACTGATAATATTCAAACGTAAAGGATCATATCCTTCACCAGGATCGATCACATCAACTGATAGCAGTTCTCCATTCTCACCAATATTCGCTTTAAGAACAGCGTCTCTAATAGGAGTACCACAATTCCCAACAACTAACCTAGGTGGATCAGTAGGATCATATCCACTACCACTGTTAGTTACGATAACGTCTTTAACACCATATACACTATTAAAGACGGGTTCAATTGCTGCGCCACTACCTGGGACTGTTCTTGTCATTAGACGACTACGATGTTACCAACCATGTTGCTGTGAATATTGCACTGATACACATAGGTTGTACCAGCAGCAAGACTCATTGGAACTGTCCAATACTGGACACCATTGATAGATCCAGATGTTCCACTGATCTGAGAACCACCACTAGATACTCTGAGTTCTAATGGATGACTAGAACCAGTTGTGTTGTTGAATCTATATGTAAATCCACGATACACATAAATGGTGGCGTCGGTGCCATTAGAGATACCAGGACCATTCAGTGTATAGTTATTACTGTCAGCAGCAGTAAAGTCATAACTCAATCCAGGCGATGCTACTGCTTCATAGTTTGATGCACCATAGATCAATGATTGACCTTCTGATGCACTAGGCAATGCAACCGTATTTGTGATTGTTATTGTGGAACCAGATACAGCAGTAGAGATTCCAGTACCACCAGCAATAGTGATAGAAGAATCAGCAGCATCAGCAGTATAACTACCAGTATCTCCTGCAACCCCTTTCAGTGCGTCCTGAACGACGTTAGGTGAATCATTAGTGAATGTAATTGCACCAGCATTCAAGTTAGTGCTAATACCACTGCCACCTGTAAATGTTAACGAATCTGTGGTTACAGTCGCACTTGTACCGCCATTGTCGGCATTGAATGTTGTAAATACATTCTGATCAGGAGCACCAAGAGCACCTGTCATATCAATGGTTAGTGTATCCCCCACCATGGTGGTAGAGATGTTAGTGCCACCAGCAATAATCAGGGTGTCATTGACTGCCGAAGCAGTTGTGGTGCCAGTATCGGCATTAACAGTTTCAAATAGATTTTGAGTAGAACCAGTACCACCAGTTCCTTGCTCATCGTTAGCAGGTTCCCAATTACTACTAGTAGAATTCCATTTCAGAACCTGACCATTAGTAGGACCACCATTCACTGTGGTATCTACGTCAGCAAGAACAGTGATGCTCTGAGTTTCGTCTACCAGAGGAATCCACTGAGCGTTGTGTGCAAAATATCCTTTTCCAGTGCCATGGACATGAGCAAACATACCATGATGATTACTTGCATCAGGAAGATTAACGAGTTCGGCATACGGTGCATACCATTTCAGGTAACCATCATCACCATCAATATAGGTATATGCAGAACCAGATCCACCTCCCCAGAGTTGGATATCACCAGTTCCAGTTTGTTTGATGACAATATCATCAGAACCATCAGATACAATCTGAAATCCGTTGGTATCTAGATTACCAGTCAGTGTATCAAAGTTCCCAGCACGAAAAGCACCAGTTGGAGAACTACTCCACTTCAAAACTTGACCATCAGTTCCAGCAGCAACGTCTAACTGGATGTCAGTTTGGTTACCTAGTTTATCGTATAGTTCGTCAAAATTAGCATTAAATTTAATAGCACCGTCTCTTAGGGTATCACCTGTACCATCATTTGCCGAAGATCCAATACCAACTAGCTGTTTTGCCATGATCGTTCTTTTTTTACAATTCTATTTATGTTGCGTCGAAGGAGATGCTTGTAGTGTCAAACTTAGTATCCGTAGAAGAGAAGTCTGAATCACCTTGACCATCACCGAAACCAGTCACAGTCAGAGTTGCAACGTCTGACGTTAGTGGTGAGTTTTGTGCAGGGGTCACACCTAGACCCAAAGGACCACGTACTTCACATCTGAATTTATATCCAGACATGTAGTTGAGTGCTGTGAATGTATATGCGGAAGCAGTCGCTCCCGTCAGGACAGCGAACGAGAATCCACCATCAGTAGATCTAAACCACTGATACGACTTAGGTCCATCTTCTGGACTAATTGCGGCAGTAATAGAGAATGTAACTGTCTGGTTAACATTATGTGTAGCATTTGCAGGTTGCAATGCAATCTGAATTGTTGGAGGAATTACCTCACCACCATCATCATCAGGTGGGGGTGGAGGAGTAGCAGCACCATTATTAGGTGGTACATCAATAATTTCACGAGTAGTTAAACCAATCATATATGGGAATTGAGGTATCAGATTAGTTTCACTATCCAATTCAGCAGTTAAAAAATATGCATATGTTCCGTCCTGAAACTCAGGAGTAATGCAAAATCTACCATTATGAGAATCTAGATTCCCAAGTCCCTCAGAATATTCCCAATCTTGCATCAAAGATCCAGCAGGTGGATTTTGTTGAGAATCGCCATATGTTGGTCTACCTTCAACCTCTTCACTTTTAACACGATATGAACTAGTACCGAGACTAATATCAGAATTAGAGTCCCAAGGATTAGAATAGAGATATGGACCGTAGATGGGAAATCCATCAAATGCATATCCTATGATTTTAGAGTGCCCGTCTGGATGTCGTATGTTATCTCCGTTATACTGAGAAGAACCATAGTAGTCATTATAAGATGCCATAATGGCATTATCTTTCCAGCATTCTAAAAATTCAGAGTCATGATGATGGTACTGACCAGTGTTTTCTGGATGACCACCACAAGTATCTTCTCCAAAATTAATATAGGATTCTGCCCCTGCCCCAGCAGCATTCCAATTGAAGTTTACTGGTGGATTACCACCCGAACCAGCAGAGGGATTGAACAATATTACGCCGTTAGCAGCAATACCAATCGCACCTAATGGTGTTGACCCCCTTCCATTTCGTTGATCATGATATTCATATGTTCCACTTCTACCAGATGTGCTATACTCCATGACCAGTTGTAGATTCTGATCAGTCTGTCTCCAAAATTCACCAGGAATTGCGGTTTGCTCTGTTCCTCGATATATGAATACTTTCTTTTCTTCGTTTGCAGTACCCCTATCAAATACAAAAAGGATTCTATCCCCAACTTGTATTTGATTTCCAAGAAGAGCATTATCAGGAACTGACAACGCAATAGAGATAAAGAATCCCTCCTGGGCATAAACGTTGCTATCAAGGGTTCTAGTGATCCCAAAGGTGCCGCCTCTATAATAGAAGTCATGATCAAAATCTTGTTCAGTTACCTGATTGGGATTATTAACATTAGGAAACGTACCATAGGATACGGGGGTTGGTAATCCATCCGCTTCTATGGTAAGTATCTTAGTTCCAGCGTTAAATTCAGCGGTTGCCGTCATTGTGCTTTTTATCTATTTATTGAAAAATCTGAGTCGGGTTAAAGTTGCTAACGACAGTAGCACCAGTCTGTACTGTGAGGATCACAGAGTTTGAGTAGATTGGTGTAGCGCCAGCAGCGGTTGATGCAACACGGAACTCATCACCATCATCTGCCTGTTCAGCAGCGTTTGATGTATATGTAGCACCAGTAGAACCAGTGATGTTTGCCCAAGTAGTTTCACCATACTGCTTACGCTGCCACTGATAGTTCAGAGCAGTTGTTCCAATTTGATTATCAGAACTGTTGATGAACTGAGCGCCAATTGTGAAAGATGCAGTCTGACCTTGGTTCACGGTTACGTTTACAGGTTGGTTGATAATCTGAATATAACCAGGTGTGATGACAATTGGGTTGCCTTGCCCATCAGTACCCTCACCCGCGTAGGTATCAAAACCTTGGTTGACGGAAGGACCCTCTGGGGCAACAAAGTCATCTTCAACTACGGTTTGAACTTCAACAATCGGTTGTTGATAACCAATACCCCTAGTCTTGACATCAATTCTCAATAGACCCATTAGGGCACGAACACGACCATCAAAACCAGTGGATGAGATGATATCAACGTTCGGGCGCGAGGTATAACCATCTCCTGGTGAATTAATCAGTGCCTTAGTGATCTCACCAGTTTTGATACTGGCAAGAGCAGCAGCACCACGACCCTTAACCGTACCTGTGTACTCAAAGGTGATCAATGAGTTGGAAGACTCAATCAGAGCAACTTCACGTTCATCTGCTTCACCCTCGATTTGCAGAATATCACCTGCTTCGATCGGTGGAACAACAGTTGCTGCAATAACGTCAGCGTCAGAACCGATATAAGAGAAGGCAACGAATGTAGATCCAGAGCGAGGAATCTCAGCAAAGATGATTCTAGAACCAACCAACTGATAACCAATACCTGCTTCTTGAATAACACCATTGAGTGAGACGATGATGTTATTCTCAGGAAGAATAGTATTGGAAGATACACCCTCAGTCAGCGTTAGTGAGTAGAAACCACCCTGATATTTCAGGTTGAATGAAGAGCGTAAGGAGTCAAACTCAAACGAAATATCATCCAGTTGTCTCAGTTTACCCACGTAGTAACCAATGAACTCAGATCCAATAGTTGGCGGTTCAGTAAACGTGATTTGATCCGAGAAAGCAGTGTAAGCGAAGTTAGCGCCAGGAGGTTGTAGAACACCATTAACAAAGGCGAGGAGGTGTCCTGCGGGATCTGGGAAGTATGACTCACCATTATTGACAGTAAGGTTGAATGTATCAGCAGTGCCGTCAAATCCACGGAAGAATCTATCGCAACGACCCAAGAGATCTTTCGCTTGTGTCACACCAGCAGACCAACCATAATCAGATTTGATAGTCAAGTTACTTGGGAAATCACCATTGACATCTTCTAACCACAGGCGACCAGTTTCACCACTAATTGTTTTACCAGAAACCTTACCATAAGAGGTGTAGTTGGTCACTGTTACATTTGTGATATCAGCGGAGATGATTGGGAAGTTGTTAAGGTTTTCAAATTTACCCAGTCCACTCGTCAAAAGTTCCTGAGGATCTGTGGTTGTAGTTCCATCAGCAGCAGCGCCATATGGTGTCAAGTTGGCGATCCAGATCTTATGCTGGACACCTTCCTCATAGACGTAATCTGTAACGATAGCAGTCCAACCTGGGATCTTAGGAACACTTCCTGAGAGAAGATAAACGATATCACCTCTCTTGAAATCTCCATCAAAACCTTGATCTCTTAGGACACTATTAACATCACACTCGATAGTCTTAACCGCGTGTACGAACTGATTAAGTTCAATGTCTTGGAATCCTTCTTTTGTGATCTTACCAATGTCAAGGATCTTGTCAGTGATAGAACCGTAGATGATATCACCATCAGTGAAGTCATCTTGTAAAGTCTCAATATCAATTGTGATACGACCACCAGAGTTGCCAGTTAGAATACCAGCAGAATTTTCAAAGGATGCAATAGTTGCCTCAGCGCCATTACTCTTATTGAAGATAATCTCGCCATTTGCGAACGCGCCGCGATCAGTATTGATCAACATGCGAGTAGTTCCATCACTTTCTAGTTCTGCTGTCAGACCACTATCCACACCTTCAATAACTTGTCCATCACTCATGGTACCAGTAATACCTTCGATATATACCCAACCCTCATCGCTATTATCGCCAGTGAGGACTGAGGTTTGTAGGACTGTACCAAAGTTAGCGGCAGCACCCTGAACCTGAACACGTTCGCCAACCGTGAATCTGCCCGTAGCAGCACTTATCGGGTATCTGTAATAGAGTTTGACGATCTCTGCTTCGTTGTTTCTAGTTCTGACAATCTCAGAAGTAGCATTAGATGAAGTACCAGCAAACACGTCTGCGAGACTAAAACCACCACTAATGGGATTGTCAATATCTCGTGTTCCGAATGTAGTTGTTTGACGGACAATACCAGATCTTACAGGACTTTGCAGTTGTTGAGTTCCAGTGGTTCTGGTGTCTAGTTCAAAACGACCAGAACGAGCATCATGTCTAATTTGATTAGTGATTTCAAATTGAGTTGGAGTTGCATTAAGAACATAGACATATTCTTGTGTTGCAAACGCAGATTCAACGTCAGATGATGCAACAGCATATTGGAGAATATCACCGCGTGAGTAGAAGTTAGGACGTTGAATAATAATTCTATTCTCTCTTCTCTCAAATCCAACCTCAACAGTAGGTGTGTTGATGACCAGATCAGGATCAGTGTTCCAATCATTACCTTCATCATAAAGATTCTGCTGATTAGTGCCATGAATATTGTTAGTCCACTGAACACTATTTTGTGCAGGAGGTGTACCTCTACTGATGGCAAAGTATGCAGCATTTAGAGAACTATCAATTCTGAATTGAGTAGACTCTTTCTCATATTCAAATCTGTTATCAATAGCACCAGTGTTGATATGAGTTTCATCTTGATAGATGTCATAACCATACCACTCACCACCAACCAAGACATCGTTATAGTCATCCAGAATGCGCTTGGCATACTCACTGATACGAGTTACATACCAGAGAAGATGTTGCTTGGTGACATCAGGGTATGCAATGAAATTACCTTCACCATCAAACCAGGTATTGACTAGTCTCAGGATGCCGATGTTACCACCAGTATTCAGGTCATATAGCAGACCATCAATCAACGCATCACCAAACGATTGTTCGGCCAAGGTTGTTGGATATGAAGATTGAACCTCAGAGAATGCTTTCAGCGAAACTGCGTGCTTGTTGAACAGAATTCGTCTAGCGGCAGCCTTATCTGAATGACTACCACCACCAAGACTCTCAGACATCAGTTCAAAGAGAGTATCTGCTGCTGATGTGACGTTATAACAGGTGTAATACTGATACTCGGTGTTTGAGTTATATCCAGTCGTGCGAGTCAGACCTGCCAGGTAACTTGGGTTACCTGCATCCGCAGTAGTAATCGTGTCGATAAGAATATCAAACAGAGTTTCAATGTTTGTTACCTGATCGTTACAAGTTTGATTCCAGTCACCACCATCATAAATAACAGTTACATCGCGCTTGACAAATTCAGGTGCATACTTGACAGGCCAAATGTTAGGCATTGTCTTAGTAATCGTACCGTCTCCGATACTTGCAGGTGTAGTGATTGTGTCAGTAACAATCGTCATCATAGTGTTGATTGCCGAAGCAACGTCAGCACACTTAGGTGAGTCAGTATCTACTGTGATTGCATAACCACCATCACTGTAAGGAGCATAATCTAGATCTGTATATGTCTTCTGAGTGAATCCATGTCCAGCAGTGATTGTGATGGTTTCATCTCTCATGCACTGAATTGCAAGATCTCTTGCTTTGTTCAGAATCCAGATAGACTCAGTAGAAACACCTACGATATGTTGTAGGTTGCTACCAGAGACATACAGTTCAGCAGATTTGAAGACCTTATTGTTACCACCATGCTTCAAGTTCCACACCAGAGAGGAGAGAACGTCAGTCACGTCATGAACACAGTCGATGCTACCATTAGTCACCACAGCGTTCTGTTGGGCAGATACGAAAGTGTGTGCATACTGATATTCAGCAGCAGCAGCACCAACGTTCACGGTGAAGGTGTCGGTTGTAGCAGCACTAATGGCTAAGGATGTATTAAACGCGGGGTCGCCTTGTCTTGGGTAAGAATGCTCAGAGGCATTAGCATTTGAAG